GTTCGTAAGTCTAACCTTGGTTTTGGTGAGCGTAGTTGGCGTTATGCTGCTGTCATTAATGATGGAATCATTGAGAAACTCTTCATTGAAGAAGGGTTTAGAGACAATGCAGACACTGATCCCTATGAAGAATCCACTCCAGAAAAAGTTCTTGAGTATCTTCAACAATAAAGTAGAGGAGGATTAGTCCTCCTTTTTTAATACAAAAAAATAAATAACAGAGCCTCACATACTCTATAATGTCAGACAAGAATCAAGAATCTCCTGAAGTTAAAGAAGAAAAGAAAAAAGGTTTCCTTGGCAAGATAAAAAATGCTGCTGAGGATCATGAAGGTCAGTTAGAAGCAATCAGTACAATGGTTAGACTGGGGATTCTAGTCTGGTCTGGTGGTATTCTTACCCTGGCATATATTAAACTTCCAGCTGCTCTTGGTATTCCAGAACAGAAACTTGATCCCACTTTTATTGCATCCGTGTTCACTGGGGTTCTAGCTACCTTTGGTGTCCAGACAGCAAAGAAATCTGGTGATGGCACAATGAAGATGGGTACTGGTGGCGGAATCACTAAAGCAGATCTTGAGAAATTGATTGCTGCTGCTGCACAGACAGCACCTGCTCAAACAATTCGTATTGAACAGGCACCAATTCAAATTTCTACTGTAACGGATAAGAAGTCTGGTGAACCACCTGTAATGCCAACAATTTGATGTTAGTAACTCAAAACAATCTATATGTAAATGTGAGCAATTTCTCATAGATAGAGTAGTTGCAAATACCTAATGGAATACTTACTTGGTAAGGCACTGTTAGTTATAGCAGTGCCTTTTGTCTTGACAACATTATTTGTTGCTACAAGAAAAGGTAACTATTATGATTCCAAAGACTATAAGGGAAATGGGACCGCACACTAAGCAAAGGTTCCATTTTGCATCATCATCTTTTTCTAGATTGTATGGTATAAACCATGTTACTTCAAGTATGATTGATTATTGTTATGACTGGGCAATGAGTGATGAGTCAGCACCATTAGATTGTTTAAATCAAGTAGACAGGTATTTTAGAAAAAAATGGGACACTTCGCAAGAGTAGCATTAGAAAATCCAGTATCATTAGGATTCCTTTGTTATCTTTTAGTTGTTTTTCCTATCATAGGCATATGGACAGTACACAGATACAAGTGGCAACACTGGGAGCCTTTCAATAAACATGAATGATATTAATGATCCTGTTTGGTCCGTAATCATACTTCTGTGCTGTGGATTAGCATTTACGCTATATTGTGTCATATATATCTTACGCCTATCACATAAGGAACTAGAAGAAGATGTCCAAGAGTCCGAACAAGGGCAAGAAGGGGACTGCAAACAACAAGAAGCAGAACCAGGGCAACGCAACAGCAAAGAAAGCTAAGAACGGAGGTAAGAAGAAGTAATGGGTGCTATGCTTCCACCTAGCAGGAAGTCCTGCTATAATTTCCGAGTAGTGGAAATAAATAGGGTTGTAGACGGTGATACAATCGATGTCACTATTGATCTGGGTTTTGACCTTTATAAGAAAGAAAGAGTCAGAGTTGCAGGAGTCGATACGCCAGAGAAACGAACTAAGGACGACGAAGAGAAGGCTCTTGGTTACGATGCAACCCACTGGCTCGAAGACAAGCTCAATGGTGCTATCTCTGGTGATGATGACCTCGTTATTAGGACTGAGCTTGTTGGGGGTGTTGGCAAATACGGTAGACTCCTGGGATGGCTTTATATTGGAGATGGAGAAGTCTCTCTCAACGAACAAATGATCACCGAAGGATATGCCTGGGCATACGATGGAGGAACTAAGCAGAAAAACTTTGAAGAACTAAGAGAAATTAGACGTGCTAAAGGAACTTTGATTTAATGATTAGTCTCTATCTGACAGTTGCTATTGTTGCTTTGATGATTGCTTATGCTGGAATTGAAGGAACATTAAGAGTGTTTGCTTGGTTGGACCTTCAAATAAGATACATTCCGTTAAGAATTAAAATAGAATTGATGAAGCGTAAGTTGAAAAAAGAGCTAGATAGAGATATGAAACTGTTTATGAAAGACTTCAATGACTAGTCCACTAAGTTGTGTTAAAAACACAAGACAAACATACAGTATACAATTACAAAAAGTAATCACTGAAGTCCAAGTTCAGTTTGGTGATGAACATCCTGCATGGATACCTTATACTACCCTTCTTTCCATTCAAAATTACAAAAATGCAAAAAGTAATTAATGTAATTGCAATCTTATCTGGTTTGACTTCTGCTGCTCTTATAGGTGGCACAAGTTATGTCCTTCTTAATAAGGAAGCTCTGATTGATCAGGCAAAGAGTGCTGCTACTAAGGCAGCAACAGAAGCAGTCACTGCTGCCCTTCCTGGTATGCTTGAATCCAAGATGCCCAAGATTCCAAATTCCACAGGTCCTGCTATTCCTAGCGTAAAATGACTCCCAAATCTCCCCTCAAGTGGTTTGCTGTTACAGTAGGTGGTATTGTTGCCTTTGCTCACATTGGTGTTCTAGGGCACCTTATCAGGTCATCTGATAGTCTTAGGCATCCTATTGTCAATCTACCTCAAGGAAGATACTCATCCTATCAGGTTGATGTCAACAAAGATGGATACAGCATAAGATATAGGGCAGATGATCCGAAAGTTTTATCATCTGAAAAAAATCTTGATTTAGATAAAACCAAAAGAGGTTTATTTGGTGGTGGCTCAGAAAAAAGAATTGAGTATCGTCGTGATGAGTACACTGCTGGAGGTAATAGAAATATAGGGGGCGCCATTAATGGCGAGGGAAAGTCTGCAGAAGACATAGAGTGTATAGTGGCGGACGCTGGAGCACGGTCACAAGGTGCAATGGCAGGAACAGCAATTAGTGCTGGTTTAATTGTACCAGCAGTATCCAGCATCCCCTACGTGGGTTGGTTGGCAAGTGGATGGGCACTTCTCTTAGGACAAAAGGCAGGATCTGAACTTGGTTCAGAAGTAGGATCAGTTTTTAATGATTGCTAATGGAAATCAAACCAATAAAGATACGGGGAAATGAAATTCCTGAAGTGAAAATTTTTGACAATTCTATACCCCAAGTCTTTACTGGTTATCCTATTCCAGTTACTGTGGATATAGGAATGCCTGTGGTTGACATACCTGGGTGTGTAGAGACACGAGAGACTGATGACCTCAGGGAAGTTGACCCTAGGGGTAACATGACCTTCTGTGATGGTCAAGTGCCATCATACAATCCTCCCAACTTTGAACCTAACCAGACGCTACCTACTCAGCGTCCTGCTGTAGATACAAGGCAACCTAAAGCTCCCGAAGCACCAGACCTACCGATACCTAAAACTCCCCCTGCTACTGCCAAGGTAGATTGTCCTACACCAGCACAGCAGGCAAAGGAACCTGTTGGCACATACATTGAAGGTTTCCGAAAGAAGGTTACTGACTATCAGTTAGTTGGCAACCAGTGTATTCAGATTACAGAACCTGTGCCTCTACCAGAGCAAGTAATTGCTGGTCTTCCTGCTGCTGGCGTTGTAGTAACTACCTCAAGTATTGCTGTTGTCGCAACAGCATCAGCACTTATGGCAAAACCGCTGGCAGATATCCTACTAAAGGTTATCAAACCAACGGTCAAAAAAGTTATGAAAAAGATTGCTGCTATCAGGGGGAAGTCTGTTCCTGTTTTGTCTGTAAGGGACCGCCAAGATCTTCAGCGCGAGAGGACAGAGGCGATTCGGGCTCTGAAGAAGGTTCTGAAACCGAAGGGATAGAATGTTTATGTGGGGGAATGACACCACCGGGGTTAGTAACAACCACATCCGCACACACTTTATAATATGGAGACTTGGGGTGGAAATAGATACCTTGCTTCTTCAACTCGCCACAATTCTTGAGTCTGGCGATCTCAAAGTCTAATCTCTTGTTAGCAGTTTGCTGTTGCATCAGTGCGATGTTAGCAGCAGCTGCTTCTTTACATTGGTCCTGTAGTTTCTGGTCTAATGGTTTGCTCCATGTCATAGAGAAACCAACGCCTAGGTTGTAGTTATCCTTCTGCCCTGTTCTTACAGGAACTTGATATAATACAGAACCAGGATTATCAGGTGCTCCATCTTCATCCATGTCTCTCATATCATAGACAGGATCATTATAATAAGGTTCCCATGGTCTAGTAGCAGAAGCACTTC